TACCACCTTTACAAGCCTTGACGACAAACTTTTTTCCACCTGAGATTTGTCTTTTAGGTGTGTTACATTTCATTTTTGATTTGTCAATTGCCATCTAATTTAACTCCATCAAAGTATTTATAATCATATTCAACTACTCTGCAATCATGTTTTTTACGCATAGATTTCTGAGCATTTTTAAATTCTGTTGCCTTCTTTTCAGTTTCAAATATGACATTTGTAAACAATTCATGTTTATCTGAATTATCTCTTTTCCAAACAACACAGAACATTAAATTAAATTGTTTTCTTGACAGGCAAATCTTGTATAAGTTCTTTGGTCTTCAAGAGTATCATTAGGTATTTCATTCAATACTTCTATAGATTTTTTATAACCAACCATAACACACTCTTTCCAAGTATCATAAAAGTTTATTGTTTGAGGTTGAACACATGAATGATTTAATGCTGAACACATAGTCATAATTAAAACAAATTTCATTTAATATCTTTTAATTTTTTTAACTCATTCTCAAGTTCTGTTATTTTTTTATTTGCATCAATCAAGTCTTGTTGAGAATGTTCTAATTTTTGCAAACATCTTTTATTCGCTGAGTCTTTAGATTTACCTGCATCTTGTAATTCAGCAACTTCTTGTTTAAGGATTCTTACCTGATCCTTATATTCGTTAATCAAATCTAAATCTGACATTTATTTTTTTTTCATAATATCAGCACCCTTTAAACCATAGATTGCTGACACAACTCCAATAAACAATGCCTGATACCAAAAAGGCATATTATTAAATTGGTCAAAGAATTTATCTACTTTACTCATAATTTCAGGATCATCACTGAAAATACTCCAGATTAACAACATGACAGGAGCAGAAACAAGTATTAATACGAACTCATCTTTCCAGCCTTGTTGATTGTTAGCAATGACAGCTTTTTGATATTCTATTTCACCATTAGCCATCTTTTCTGCATGACGCATTTCTGCCACACTTTCTAATCGTTTTGTTTCTCTACGATTGTTTGCAATAGACATACCAGTCTTGATAATACCTGGTACTAATTTAGCTGCTAGATTTAACCACATTATGCACCTTTCATTTTTTTTGCTAGTTTTTTTGCTCTGTTAGGAGTCTGCCTAGCCCACAAACTGTCCATCATTTGAAAACTAGCCTCTCCATACAATTGATTATCCAAAGCCTTCCACATATTTTTAAATTTAGATACACCACCTTCACCTATTTGATAAACCATATTAATAATTACTTCTTTAGCAGTATTGCTAATTGATCTGTCTCCTATCAATCTTTCTGCTGCATCTACTGTTCTTTGAAAGTCTCTCTCAAATACAAGCTCACCTTCTTTTTTAGAATACTCTACACCATGTTCATATTGGTCTTCAGGTGTAATCTTATGTCCATAGAATATAGTATCAAAGCCTTCAGAACATTTGTAAATTTTAGGCACATAGCCTTCACAAAGTTTAATTTCTTCTTTTACTTCTTCGTACATTTTTTTTCTCCAGATTTATTGTCATTTGTACTCTTAATCGCCATACAAAACCATACAATTTTCTTAGTAAACATTCTAATTTTATCAATAAATATCTCATAAATAGACCTCATAAAATTTTTAATGTTTGCATCCTTCACAATTACATAGTTCTTTATCCAAATTATTAATATGCAAATCATCTTTACAATGACAATTGCACTTACAATTTTTACATTTCTTTTTTTTTCTTTTTAGTTTAGGAAAGAATATATTATCTAAATGCTCAGAGAACGTATCTAACCAACCTAAAAAAGTATATATAATTTTATCAATCATTTATAATTCTCTTTATTGCTTTTGAACCATCAATATTTTCTTCTAATTCAGCTTGTACTTTACCACACTTATATTCAATGTTTTGTGATGCGTTTCTCTCAGCTTCTCTTTTACCTTTAAGACAATCAGACATTTTGCTTTGTATTCGGTGTTCTTTTAGTTCACCTGCAATAAACATACATAAAGCTATAACTGTACTAATGACTTGTTCCATTGGTATATTTCATCTCTCTGTTAGCATCTTTTAAATTTTCAATATCTTCAAGTGCTTTGTCTAACATCTTCTCAATGTGTTGTAGCATAACTTGATTGTGAATATTTTTATCTAATAACTCTTGGTGTTTCTCCACAGTTTCGTAAAGGTCTTCCAAAAGTAAATATTGTTCTTTATCTACAGTAGTTTGTTCAGATTTTTTTAGCAAATCAGCTGTCATTAATTCTCTTGATGTCTCAAGTGATGTTAGTCTAGCAGTGATCTCAGTATATGCAAAAATACCCATACTTACTGCAATAATAATTCCAACCATGTTCTTGATTGGCATAGCGACTGATGTATCTTCACTAACTTTCATAATCTACCATATATAATTTTATACCTAATCGTTTCTGTTCTTTAGTAGGACTTCTGCAAATCTTGTAAGAACCTTTAGGTTTATCTTTTAAACTTTTACCTTTTTTTGTTTTTCTATAGGTTATAGTTTTTATATCAATGAGTGTTATTTTACCATTTTTGTCAACGATAACAATATCAAATGGACAAGCAGGATCTACAGATTTAGCAACAAAATAACCTTCTTTAGTTAGTTTTGCTATGGTTTCATATTCACCAACTGTGCCTTTTATTGAAGTTTTTTTTTGTCTTTCAGAGATTAGTTTATCAGGTTTATAACCAGATTTGCTAGACTTGTCAGACTCAGTGCTGCTACGAACCATAAGATTTTGTAGATGTTATTGATTCTTAAGTTTAAATGGTGCAAATGGTTATCCCTAATTACATCAATTTTGTGGTGGATCAGTTTTAGCTCACCTTCAACTTTAATAATTTTTTTTTCGTTTTCTTGAGGTAAGCTATCCATTTAATATCCATTCTCTTTCATATCTGATAAAACTTTATCTTTTTCATCCTGAGATATAATTCCATCAGAAGCCATAGCTGCTATAGCTTGTCTGAAACTTCTTCCAGCTATTGTTTGATTTTGATTGTATTTAAAACCAGTTGTTAAATATTTTATAACTTTATCATTAGTCATCATTTTTGCTAATGCAGCAGGTGTTAAAATAATACCAGCAGCTATACCTGGACTACCTAATACACCAGCAGTTCCTCCTGCTACTAATTGCATAACAGCACCAGATTGTTTCATTTGAATAAATATTGCACCAGGAGTACCACCTCTTTTTCTTATTCTTCCTTGTGAAAATTTAAGTGCGTTAGAAAAATTTACTAAATTTTTTATTTGTTGAGGTTCAAAAAAAGCATTGAATGTTTTTTTCTTTTTAATTTTAAGTAAATCTTCAAATTTAGTACCATTTATTTGTCTGCCAAATTGGTCAGATTGTGTTGATGATCTTGTCAAAATATCTTCTAAAAATTCGCCTCTTAATTTATTTTTTAATTGATTTCTAACAGCTTTATCTTTCACTTCATCAATTATTTTAAATGTAGAAGTAACCAATGTAGGTCTATCAGCAGCTTGTGGAACTATTGACTTATAAACAAGCTCTGGATCTTTATCCATTAATGTTTTGAATAAATCATCATTGTAAACTTTAGCTCCTTTTTTATAAAAATTATTTGCTTTTCTATATAAATCTTGTACTTCCTCTGGTAATTTTGCAGCAGTCATAGATTCATCTATGTATTTAGCTGCAACTGCTGCTAGTCTTTGTTTCTTTTTACCTAATCCAGGTTCAGCTAATGCTCTTGTGATTTCTAAATAATCTGATCTTAAATTGTTTGCTTTTTTAAAGTTTACAAAATTTTTCTCAGCATCTATACCTCTTAAAAATGAAACTAAAGCACCACTTTCTGATTTAGCACCAATGTTTTTTAGTTCTCCTTTAGCCCATTTTTTTAAGGTTGTAATATCTACTGCATTTGGATTACCTGCTCTTGTAAGAGCTTCATCAAGTGCTTTGTACTTAGAGTTAGATGTTGCTTTAAATGCTTTTTGACTACCTGCTAAAGTTTGTTGAAATAACAAACCTAATTCTTCTTCTCCTGCTAAACTTTTATATCTTGTAGCAAAATCCTCTATACCAGATGTTGCAATACTT